GGGGTTTCTTCCAATGAGCTGGATCGCATCGCGCAAGGCTTACCGGAATTAGAGCCCATTGAAGAGCAGATGTTGCGAGATGATATCACCTCTCAGGCCTGTCAAGTTTTAGCACCTTTTCTTGGTGTTGATAGGACAGATGCTGATCTCCATACTATCAAGAGTTTGGTATCATCCACGATCGAGCGTGAAATCAGAGATGACGAGGCGCGCACTAACTCTATACTAGCATCCTATGACGAGGGAGCTACTATGAGCGATGCTCATTATGTTGAGCTTGCCAACCTTGTGACAGCAGTTCACAACAAGCGATTGATAGTTGCTATGCTCAGAGACGAGTTTTCAGTGGCTCGTCTACGTGCCATGACTCTTAATCGTCGTGTGTCACTCGCGGGCGTTGAAGACGTGGTTGCAACCGCAGAGCGTTGGGTTCCTACGGGCTGGTATGATCATAGGACGCGAATCCAGAATATGTGGCGAATTACTAAAGCGCAAGTTGGCAATACACGTGATTGGTTTGCCGATTTGAGTGAACGTGTTTGCCGTGGCCTCGAGGAGTTCGCCGACAGGAGCATTTTCCATTCTTTACTTATGGTGGGCGTTGGGACTGTTGCTGGAGCAGTGGTAGGGTATACTGCTGGTACCATATTGCGCCTATTCTTAACACATGTCCTGCCAAATGTTTTTGGATTGATTGGTGGCTTGATAAGCGCCTGTGTTGGGTTCTTTTTGCGTCTCTTTGGAGTTAAGCAGACTGAGGAACAAAGCAACGTCAAGGAGCCAACTAAGAAGCGCGCCACTCGTAGCTTTGCACGTGTGGCTTTACCCCAGAGTGGTTTTGATGGCACTCAGATCGAGTTTAAGCACCGAATGGCGTATAAGAATTCCTTTAAGTTTATGGCGCGCAAACAGAATGGTGCTATTGAAGAATTCGGGCAGGTGCTCTTTGTCTTTGGTACGGTGGCAGCAATGCCCAATCACTTTGTGCGACAAGTGGAGACACTTAACGCAAAAGGTGATATTCAGAGCCTTATTTTCCACAAGGCAGCTGAGTCAAGTTTACGTTTTGAGCTCACACCGACACAATTTCTTAAATTGAAAAGGACTTGTGTCCCTGACGCTGATCTCGCCTTTGTGGAGTTCGAGCGCTCTTGTCCCCAACAACGTGATATATCAAAATCTTTTCTCAGTAGGGAGAAGATGGAGAAGTTCGCAGCGGATGCGCATCCAGTGCACCTTGAACTCTGCTCACGTTACGTTTCCAGTGGTGGAGTTGAGGAGTACTCACGTCACACGTTATCGGCACCACGTGTCCATTATCAATCTGAGCTCATGGTGGCTACTGCACGGCTCACTGATCTTATGGGATACGATATGGCGACATCTGTTGGCATGTGTGGTGCGGCCCTACTCATTACTGAACCCAAGTATTTCGGTGGGGCGAATATCCTTGGCCTTCACATTGCAGGCACTAAAGGTTTGGTCAGGGGTCGAGGCTACACCACTCCCATAACCACAGAGCTTTTGGGTGAGGTCAGGAAGTATTTTTCACCTACACAGTGCAAGTTTTCTGAGGATTTGGAAGATCGTGGTTTCCCCGTTGAAGAAGTTGATGTTGAGGAGCAATCAGGTCTCATTGAACGTGGTCTGCTAGCTGGCTCTTTCGATTTATTGGGCAAGCTCTCTAAAGGTGTTAGTTTATCACCAAACTCCAAGCTGAAACCCTCACCAATCAAGAATTTGGCACCATTTGGTGACTGCGGTCAAGCACCAGCCCATATGCGTGCTATCAATGTAGGTGGTGAGTGGTTGGATCCAATGGTCGAGGGCTTGCGCAATTATCAGAGCCCCCTTGAGATACGTGAAGTGCCTGGATTGAGACAGGCTGTTGACGTTGCCTCGTTTCCTTTCAGGAACGAAACGCGCTATGAAAGTCGTCGCCTTTTCACGTTTGAGGAAGCTGTTTTGGGAGTTGAGGGCCTCAAGATCAAGGCGGTCAATCGAGCGACCTCAGCTGGTTTTCCCTATGTCTTCGATGGAGATAGAGGGAAAACTGGCTTCTTTGGTGAGGACCAGGATTATAGCTTTGATTCTGTTAAGTGCTCAGAGCTTAGGGAACGAGTTGATCACATATTGTCCTCAGCTAGCCGTAATGAGCGTTTAGCACATTTATGTGTCGACTTTCTCAAGGATGAGTTGCGACCATATGAGAAGGTTGAGAAATGCCAGACGCGCATTATTTCTGGTTCACCGCTCGATTATGTCATTGCGTGTCGCATGATGTTTGGTGCTTTCATAGCAGCCAATTTTAGACATCACACCTTAACAGGTGTTTGTCCTGGCATTAATCCCTATCATGATTGGTGGTATCTGGTCTCTCATCTTAAGGGCGGTGACAAGACGCGAACCAAGTTCTTTGACGGTGATTTTAAGCGCTTTGATGCGAGTGAGCAACCATATGTGCATTGGGAGATCCTTGACTTCATCAACCGGTGGTATGATGATGGTGCGGTCAATGCGCGCATCCGTAGTGTATTATGGCTGGACTTGGTCAATTCTCGTCACTTATGTGGTGTTGGTGGTTCCAATTGCTACGTTATCCAATGGGTTAAGTCGTTACCCAGTGGACACCCACTAACCACCATTGTTAACTCCTGGTACGCTTTGATCACCCTCTCATCGTGTTTCCAGCACATCACCAATGGCGTGGTTGAATTTCGCAACATGTGGGATGTTTTTCGCCCTGCTACCTTTGGTGATGATAATTTATCCGGAGTCGCTGACTCTGTGGCCGATGTCTTTAATCAGGTCACAGTAGCCAGTGCAATGAAGGATATATTCAATCTTGACTACACCAGTGGTATCAAGGGTGAAGCCTTGAGACCGTATAAGCCTATTGAGGAATGTACTTTTCTCAAGCGCTCTTTCGTGCGCGATGAAGATGGTACTTTCAATGGCTGGGCTGCCCCCCTTCAGTTGGGTAGTTGTCTCTACACTTCTTACTATTATAAGAACAATAGGGCGCAGCTATCCGAGATTCAAAGTAAATTGGATGGCACACTTGGTGAATTGTGCATCCATGATTCAGAGGTTTGGGATGATTATGCGCCTAAAGTGTTTGGGCTCATGCGTGACTTGGGTTTCGAACCCATGTATACCGACCGTCGAGGCTTTAGGGAAGAGACGGCTTCTCGTTCTGACTTCTGGTTTTAGGAATATATACGCTACTACGCTTGTACATACGTGGAACTCCCCCAAGTGTAGTAGGACAGGAATCCACCCTTCACCCTCCATTTTTATGGTACTACTCAGGTTGGACCAGAGAAGGAGTTCCCAAGGTGGCCTTTGGGATAAAGCCACTTGTATATAGTCCCACTATCGAACAACGTGACAACGTTAGCGAGACCGTTGTAAAAAGTCTCGCCCTTGATGGATCAACCTCTACTGGGTTGGCTCATTTCCCCGTAGAGGCTACTAGCTCAGTTGAAGTTAGTAATAATCAGGATACAGGTTTATCTCAAGATGTTGTAGATGAGTATCAAAATCTTAAGAAGTACTTTGAGAGGCCTAGGTTATACGCCTCAACCATTGGTACTGTTCGAGGTAACTTACTGACTTATAATGTTTCTAATCCTGTTGCCAACTTTTGGCCAGCTTCAGCGTTGACCCGCTTATTAGGTATGTTTGGTTATAGGGCTACTGTTAAGTTTACTAT